GAGGCGCACGCGGACTGTGCCCTCCGGTATGCCGATTTACTGCATCGGCACAATGCACTCATCGACTGGATAGACGGTAGTTATGAAGAGTGAACCAAGCTGGTTTTGGCGTGTGCTGCTCACCATCGATCAGAGCGCAAACGTCATCTTTGCTCCCATCCTGAACCTGTTTGTGCAGGGCAGAGGGGCAAAATTTGGAGATGAGGATGAAACATTATCCTCGGTCTTCGGCAAGAACGTGCGCAGTGGAACCTGTCGCCTTTGCACCATCATGTGTCGATTACTGCACTGGCTGGACAAGGGACATTGCGAAAAGAGTATCGAAACCGACGAAGGAACCCCTAATGAATGAACAGATCGAAAAGGTCCAGGCTTTTGCAGCCGTCTACAACGACATCGAGCAGTATCCAACGCTGGCAGATGTAGCGCACGAGCTGGGCCTGGCCTATCAGACTGTCAAGAACCGCTCCTCCGAAATTCGCAGACGTGCACAGTCCGACCCGAGCTATCCGGAACTGATTAACAGATCCAGCATCAGACGCCCGTCGGTTCCACTCTCGGAGCATCAGGACAAATTCCACGACTGGGGTCCAGAAGAGTGCATTGATGAGCTTCTGCGCGTTCACAAGATCGATACCGAGCGTGATATTAGCCGCAACTACTTCCGCATCCACTCTGCCATCTCAGATTCGGTATGGTCGCGTCACTTCGGCACGTTCGAAGAATTCAAACGCCAGGCAGGGCTTCAGCTCAGCAGGCAGCAGCACAACCTGGAGCGTCAGATCGCCAAGCACACCAGTGTCGATCACTATCGCCAGATGAACATCGAGCGTGCGGACTGGGCTGAGAAATACATTCGCGAGAACGGCAATCGTTTCAAGACCATCATCGTCTGTTCGGATCTGCACGATGTCGAGATCGACCTGTTCTGGCTGCGTGTCTTTATCGACACCTGTAAGCGTGTGCAGCCGGATGTTGTGGTATTCGACGGTGACATCTTCGACCTGGCAGAGTTCGGACGCTACGGCGTTGATCCGCGTGAGTGGGATGTGGTCGGTCGCATCAAGTTCGTGCATGACGAGATCTTCAGGCCACTGCGCGAGGTCTGCCCGGATGTGCAGTTTGACTTCATCGAGGGCAACCATGAAGCACGCCTGCTGCGCATGGTAGCGGACGCAACCCCGGCACTTCGAGCTGTCCTGAGTGACCTGCACGGCTTCACCGTTGCTAAGCTCCTGGGCCTGGAAGAGTTTGAGATCAACTATATCGCCAAAGCAGATCTGGCAACCTTCACCAAGCGCGAGCAGGACAAGGAAATCGCCAACAACTATAAGATCTACTGGGATAGCATCCTATTCCATCACTTCCCACATGCGCGCAACATGGGCCTGCCTGGGGCTAACGGCCATCATCACCAGCACCAGGTCTGGCCGATGTTCTCGCCCATCTTCGGCGCGTATGAATGGCATCAGCTCGGCTGCGGCCACAAGCGTTCAGCCAGCTACTGTGAGGGCGAGAAGTGGCACAACGGATTTGCCATTGTGAACCTCGACACGCAGACGAAGGCGACCAACTGGGATTACATCTCTGTCACTGACTTCGCGATCGCTGGCGGCAAGTGGTATCACCGCAAGCCTCACGAAGAATATCACCAGGCACAGAAAGCGGCTGCCTAATCTTTGCTTACATCGAATCAGTCAGTGGTGAGTTATAATATTCACCCTGACTGATTCACTTTTCAACAGGAATGAACAATGGCGAGCGATAGCATTGATTCTGACGTTCTGAAGGAACTACTTGAGATCGCCAGGCGTCTTGGTGATCTTGAATCCTCTCACAAGGAACATACCGTAAGGCAGGAAATGATGGCGGAAGTCATCGCCCGGCACATGCGTAAAGAAGAAGAAAACCAGAAGGAGCTCGCAGTGCAACTGGCAGAGTTCAATGAGCGTATGCGTGCGGTTCCAACTGAAACTCATGCAAAGCACCACATGCTGTTCGACCAGATGCTTGAAGAGCGCAAAAACAAGGCGCTGTTCTGGGGAGATATGCGGTCGAAATTGGCGACTGGAGGGGTGTGGGCAGTAATCGTAACGCTTTGCACGATTGCCTGGTATGCAGCTAACCAATATTTCGTCACTAAGGGCGGATAACATGAATTCAGGAGCTTCGATAGGCTAATGTCACGAGGTAATCGCAAACTCTCCAAGCAGGAGCGCCGAGAGCAAAGACGACAGAGACGTTTCGAAAAACAACAGCAGCGAACCAACCCACAACCAATCCCCGAGCATGATCGGGAGTTCCAACCAAAAAGAGATCTAAAGCCCCTGTCTGCGAAGACAGAATCTCAGGGTCACTACATCCTGGCTATTCAGGAAGCGGCTCTGACCTTCGGCATCGGTCCTGCGGGCACAGGTAAGACCTATGTCTGCGGATCCCTGGCTGCCGAAGCACTGCTAAACGATCACGTCGAGAAGATCGTCCTGACCCGTCCGGCTGTTGAAGCTGGAGAGTCGCTGGGCTTTCTGCCAGGCGAGATCGACGAGAAATTTGAGCCCTACCTGCAACCTTTCCGTGATGTGCTCAATGAGCGCCTGGGAAGAGGGCATGTAGAGTATCTGATCAAGATGGGTCGTATTGAGTGTGTGCCACTAGCATACATGCGCGGCAGAACCTTCAAGGACTCCTTCGTGATCCTCGATGAGGCGCAGAACGCATCGGTCACTCAGATGAAGATGTTTCTGACCAGGATTGGCGAGAACTGCAAGGTCATCGTCAACGGCGACCCAGCGCAGACGGACATTCGTGAGGCCAGCGGGCTCATGGATGCAGTCAGAAGGTTGGAGGATCTACGGGATGTCCGTTCCGTGGAGTTCTGTAAAAAGGATGTGGTCCGCAGTGGCCTGGTCCAGATGATTGTAGAAAGGTATCAGGACTAATCCATTCCGAGGGTTAGTCTTACCTTCTACCAATAACAATGATGGAGGTGTGCGGGAAAACCGCGCACTTCCATTATATTAATCCTTCCTTCTTAAAATCTAATACTCAACCTGTAAGCCTGGAGGCAAGGGAAAACCGCGCAGATCCACTATATCAGTCATTAAGTCAGAACAGACTATAATCCAGATAAATCACTCATGACTGACTATTTCGGAGACGTGGAGCCCAATGACCTGCATTCAACACAACCTGGCGGATCTGTTCGGAGAGTTCTTCGGACATGACCTGGATATGATCCAGTGTGATGTGCTGATGTGGCGTCATATTGACAGCAAGCATCGGGAAAACGAGCACGAGCTGTTCAAGACCAAGTGGTTCGACTACCGGATCATGCACCCCACGAAAGCAACGTATCTATTCGCGGAATGCTATAGAAATGCGTATCGCATGATCAGTCAGGTGCGTTTCGATGTAGGACGCGGGGCATACATGAAGGGCCTCAAGGGGAAAACCGACGAGATCTTTAATCTCAAGCCGACGGAGCTGATGGGTCTGTGGAAGGCCAGGAGAGCGGCGGACGAGCATGGCATTCCTTACGATTTCTACTGTAATACGGCAATGCGCTATGCAGATATGACCCAATGGGTGCGCATGCCCAGGCCGACACAGCTACGCGGCAAGGACAAGATGTTGCCCTACATCATCGAGAAGTGGGAGGAGGAAAAGGGCATCACGACACCCCTCGCACAGTCGGATATGTTTACATCCATCAATTATTTCGGACACGTCGATCAGCAGGCTTATGAGGAGTATCTGCTCGACGAGTGCGAAAAGCGCGGCATTCGCAAGCATTACCTGGTGGGGCAACTGGTGTTTATCGACCGGGTGCTACGCGAGGAGGTCGCAGAGGAACACTTCGGACACGAAGTTTTGAATGAGGCACGCGAGCATAGTTCGCTCCTCAATAATCAGTCATTACTGACTTAACCTACAGGAGACGTTATGGAATCAATAGCAACCAGCCCAGAGGATGTTCGCAAGCAACAGCTTGAAGAGGGGCGCAAACAGCTATCACTGGACAAAAGCAAGACGCGCGGCAAGCGTCGTGTCGATGTGAATCAGCCCCAGCCGAAGGGCAAACAGTTCGGCGGCAGAAAGAAGCAGAGCAAGCCCAGGGTGAAAGAGCTGGGCGCACACGATGCGATGCTGAACAAACTCAAAGGTGAGAAAGTCGTCATTCATGTCGGCCCCGGTATGGCATCCGTCGGCATCCTGGTCGACTTTGACCGTTACACCGTCATCCTCAATATCGAGGACGGCGGCGAGCTGTGCATCTTCAAGCACGCAATGCACGGCTTTGAGAAGTTCGATGCAGAGCGTCATGCACCACCTAATCCAGTCATGGAAGAGGGCGATCAGCTCGACACTGGTGTTGATTTTGTGCCCCCATCTGTGGAAGAGATCAGGGCAATGGCTCAAGCTGACGATCTCGATGTGGACCTGCCTGACGACGAGAGGGCTGCCTGATGGCAGAGACTGCGACAGTCGAGACGCTTGCGCAGGACATTGCCCAGCAGATGCACGCGGCGCCCACTGAAGATCCACAGGGCACGCTCAAGCAGTTCGACTTCGACGATGACTTCCAGGCAAAGGTAGCGGCCCTGGCTCTGCGTGATGCCGTGTTCAACGAGCGCACCGAAGGTCTGGTGCGCCCGGAGTTCTTCGAAAACGCGGCTTACGCAACCCTGGTAAATATGGGCCTGGAGTATTACAGGAAATATCGTCGCCAGCCTGATCTTGTAACGCTCAAGGATATTGTGAAGGAGGCCATTGGCTCAAAGATCATTCGCAAGGATATGGTCGATGACATCAAGGGTGCTCTGATCAAGCTCCTCAAGCACGACATTGGTGATCGCGATTATGCCGTCGAAAAGGTCGCTGACTTTGCCAAGCATCAGGCAATGGAGCTCGCCATTCTCAGCTCAGCCGATCTGCTCCAGAAGGGCAAGTTCGGTGAGATCGAGAAGGCAGTCAAGCAGGCTCTGGAAGTGGGCGCGATCAACGACAGTGGCGAATACGACTACTTTGCCGAGATCGAGTCACGCACCGAGGAACGGCTCCAGATTGCTGCCGGACTGATCAAGCCCAATGGTGTCAGCACAGGCATCGAGGTAATGGATCAGAAGCTCTACCACAAGGGCTGGGGCAAGGGCGAGTTGAGCATCCTGATGGGTGGAGCGAAGTCGGGCAAGACTACCGCTCTGCTTAACTTCTCACGCAACGCGGCACTACTTGGCTACAACGTCATCTATGTGACCCTGGAAGTGAGCAAGAAGATTGCAGCCGAACGTATGGATGCGGGCTTCGCTAACGTCCAGATGAAGGGTTTGCAGGATAGCGTGCATGACGTGCGGGAGCGCATCAAGGACATCGGTATGCGTGCTGGTATGCTGAAGATCCACGAGTTCCCATCCGGAACGATGAAGCCTTCAGCACTGCGCAGACTACTGGGACGCTACAAATCCAAAGGTATCAAGATTGATCTACTGGTCGTCGATTATCTGGACATCATGGCGCCAGAATATCGCACCAACGATCCCATCGAGAATTCAAAATCGATCTGGGTCGATGTGCGTGCGATTGCGCAGGAAGAACAACTGGCAGTGCTGTCCGCAACGCAGACCAATCGCGATGGATTCAAGTCCAGCGTGGCAAAGGCAGAGCATGTGGCGGAGGATTTCAACAAGATTCGAACCGCTGACATCGTGATCTCGATCAATGCCACCGAGGAAGAGCGTAGTCGTGGCGAAGCAAGACTGTATTGGGCTGCTTCGCGTAACCAAGAAGGCGGATTCAGCGTGTTTATTAAGCAGGATCTTTCCAAGATGCAGTTCGCCACAAAGGTCTTCAAAATTGAGTGACCAGGCGCTACATGAGGTGCTGGAAGTTATCGATCCTGAGTATTACCTGGATCGAGAAGGCATCGACTATCGCCTCACGCACGGATCATCGGGCCAACAGCTCAACGTGCGCGAGTGCCCGGTCTGTGGCAATAGTGAGTGGAAGGTTTACCTGAATGCGGATACGGGTCTTGGCAACTGCTTTGCAGGCTCGCATCCGCCAGGTGAAAATTTCAACAAGTTCAGCTTTGCAAAGGCACATCTCGATGCCGAGAGTAATCATGCAGTGGTTGAGCATCTGCGTCAGATCGCCCAGGAAATAGGCTGGCGTCCACGCAAGACGAAATCCGTTGCCGTCGAGATGGATCCGGCTGACCTGGAGATGCCTCTGTCGTTCGAGTTGCCAATCAACGGGAAGAATCTTGCATACCTGGCAGATCGTGGTATCGACCTGGAAGTGGCGCAGTATTTCAATCTGCGTTACTGCCATCATGCCTGGTTCAAGTATGAGCTCAATGGCGAGGAGAAGTTTCAGTATTACGGCAAGCGCGTATTGATTCCGATCTTCGACATGGATGGCAAGCTCGTGTCCTTCCAGGGTCGCGACATCACCGGAACGGCAGATAAGAAGTATCTGTTCCCGCCCGGCTACAGCTCAACAGGCAAATACCTGTTCAACGGTCACAATGCGCATCGCTCCAAGCGGGTCATTGTTGGGGAAGGTGCATTTGATGTGATGGCAATAAAGATTGCCCTGGATATAGATGTTTCAATGCGAGACATCACAGCAGTCGGAACATTCGGAAAGCATCTGTCACACGGCAATGATGGCGGAGATCAGCTCTCCAAGTTCCTTGAGCTAAAGCATGAGGGTCTGAACGAAGTGACCTTTAT